TTAACACCCTCTGCTATCAGATTATCCATAACTTCAAGGCAATCGCCTTTGTGTAAGTCAATCACCAATTCTATCCCTTGCTATTTCAAAATACTTATCGTCTAGTTCAATTCCTATTCCATTTCTGTTTAGATTTTTACACGCTACTAATGTTGAGCCACTACCCATTGTAAAATCAAGTACTAACTCACTCTCGTTTGTGTAGGTTTTTATTAGATATTCCATTAGTGCTACTGGCTTTTGAGTTGGATGTGTTTTATCTTTTATATTTGCATTGCTTTGAGTATGTATTGATGTTGGATGTTTCATGTTATAAGTTTTAGCACCTAGGTCTTTAATTGTATGCCCTTCTCTTAGTGTTGAATTTTTACTGCCATAGAATGTTTTACTTACTTTCTTTACTTTATCTCTTTTTGTCTTTTGTGGATAATAGCACATATTATTTCCTTTACAAAATACTGCTGGTTTTTGTGAGAATATACTTATTATTTCATGCACTCTTCCAACTTGGAAATTCATCATCTGGAAGTTTGATGGTTTAACTTTATTCCAAATAATGTCATATCTAAAATTCTTAATATTACTCATTCTTAACGCACTACTAAAAGGCTCACTACCAAAAAGAACTATAGCACCATTAGGTTTTATTAGTTTGTTTAGTCTTAGCCACATTTGGTCGAAAGGAATAACACTATCCCACTTACAAGCAGTAGTGCCGTATGGTGGGTCTGTAATAATAGCATCTACCTTAACGCCATCAGCAATAAGCCTATCCATGACTTCTAGGCAATCGCCTTTATGTAAGTTAATCATTCAAACCAAGTGTTTATTGATGGTTGGTTTTCTTTTATAATCACCTTATCATCATCATCTAAAACCATATCGTCAGAAGCATTGATTCTTGCTTCTGCAATTTTGAAATAATCTTTATCCATTTCAATACCAATGAAATTAAATCCAGCGATATTTGCTGACATCCCCGATGTTCCACTTCCCATGAACGGGTCTAGTGTGGTTCCACCTTTTGGTGTTACTAACGTTTGTAGGTACAATATTAATTTAATTGGTTTCACGGTTGGGTGATTGTTCTTTGTTGTTTTTATAGTTAGATTGTTATCGAATTTAAAACCACACCCACACCCATAAGTAGATTTTCCTAATGGAATAGATACATCATGAGTTGGACATTTCCTAATAACATTGGACAAACCTTTGTCATGTGTGTTTCTTCCATCTTTGGTCGGAAAGTCGTCCAATCCTAAATTACGTTCATTCTTTGATGTTTTAGCGCAGTAGAAGAATCTTGATGCTCCGCCATTAATCGATGACGCACCACTCTGTTCATCCATAATCTTGATTGGGCAATCTTCGTGACAAATGTAATCATCTACTGTTTCATTTCCATCTTCATCGCCATGCCCAACCATTTCACCTTTTCGGAAAGTTATATTCCCCCATCCTTCGTATTGTTCTGTATTGGAATTTAACTCATGTGGTTTGCTATTACCTTTTACCGTTTTAACGCCAATACATTGGCACTCAGGGTGATGTGACATAATTATGTTAGATGGGAATCTGCCTGATGTTTTTTCTGCGTTTATAGCACATTCCTCTCCTGTGGAATTCATCCTCCACCCATCATGTGAGTGCTTAGATGGGTTAAATCGTGTTGGTTCTGGTGTACCTGCAACTCGACTATCATCGATGTTGATTCCACCTGTGCCATGTTTTAGAACATTGGCAGCAACGGTTTTTTCTGAAATTGGTTTACGTGCCATGACGATTGGTTCATGTGCTGGTTTTAAAGCAGTACCCCAACCTTCCCACTTCCCACCATTCTCGGTTAGTTCAGTTTCGATAGGAGTGTTATCTGACCCTTGTGCTTTCTTATCAAAGAACCCTTTCTGCCAATCTTCTTGTCCGGTTGGTTCATATTCGTCTCCTAGTCTTGCCTTACGAATTGATTTCCTGCCGCTACCACCATAAATTTCTGTTGCTGTTATTGCTTTACCAACGTTTAAACTTTTCGGGAATCCACTTCCAAAATTCCAAGAAATCATATCTCTTATCTCGAATCCAGCATCTTCAACACGTACTGCCATCCTATGATATGTTCTACTTCCACTGAATGACAATAAGTGACCACCTGGTTTTAATACACGTAAACATTCTTCGAATATTTCTTGACTTGGAACGTCATAGTCCCATTTCTTCCCCATGAAACTAAGTCCATACGGTGGGTCAGTCACAATTGAATCGATGCTGTCGTCATCTAATGTTTTTAATACAACTAAACAGTCGTCATTATATAAATCTATCATTTATTTTTCCGTTTTACAAAGGTGATGGTTAAAGATTCTTCTCCACACGTAAGAACGTATTACAGCACTTACCGTGAATATTCCCGTAATACCAAGATTATCAAGCATGGTCATTTCAATGTTCCATAATGGAGCAACGATGTAAATCCATATTATTAGAGATACGAAAAATCCGCTTGTGATATTTAGCAATGATTCAGTGAGTGAACCTAATTTTGATTGTTGCATTATATAAAATATGCTAAAAACATATAATTATATACAATGTGATTTTTATTTTATGATGGGGTTGACCTAAATACCCATTTAGGTTTAAAATAATTTATATGAACGGAGAATAAAATGAAACATGAAATTAAAAATAAAATACTCCACTCTGTTAGAACACCATTGTTCAAGAGCAAGGTATTTAAAGATAAGAAAAAGGAATCTAAAAAGAATGGAAATGATAAGGATAAGGGCTATGATTATAACCCACACCCTTAATATGTTTAATGCCCATATTTATCATAAAATGAATTAATTCCCATCAACTAAATAATATCACTCGTAAGAGTTTTTTAAATAACACAGGAGGTACTGATATAATTATTATGAAATTTGTTTAATAGCCAATAAGGAGGTACTATGAAAAAGTATGATTGGTCAAAAGAAATTAACGGCAATGGTGAAGATATCGTAACGATGTGCTTTATGTGCTTTATTATAATAATGGGTATAGTATCAATGATTAACTAGACATAGGAAATAATATGTTTTACTCATAAAAAAAGGCAACCTTTAACAGTTGCCTTTTTTATTGGTTGATTATATATTACTTATTAAAGATTTTATATAAAACAGCAGCGGCTACTAGTCCAACAAGACCTTGAGCACCAAGTTGTGCAACAATACCAGTGATGGTGCCGATAATGTCACCACCAATGAATGGCACTGTGCCACCGAAAATAACCTGTAATACGATTGCGAACGCAATCAATGCTACACCTGCTTCTGTGCCAGATTTAATCCAGCCTACGATATCTTTTAACATATAATTTCTCCTATGTGGTTAAAATATAGTTTAAAGTCATTCCAGACTTGTAGAAAATGGCAACATCGCCAAATTCATCGGTTTATTTAGTTTTTTATTAATAAACTCATTTTTTATATTGGTCGTTTTTTATGCTTGTTGAATAGGATAAATAAGATTAAGTATAATTAAGGAGTAAAATATGTCAGTATCATCATTGACTAGAATGACAACACCATTAGCAACAGACCAATCAGGCTCAAGCCAAGGTTTGTTAATGCCAAAGTTAAAGTATAGATTCCGTGTAGTTTTTGAAAACTTCGGCGTATCTACACCAAGAACTGAACTAACAAAACAAGTAATTGACTTTACTAGACCATCAGTAAGTTTTGACCCAATCGACATTGAGATTTATAACTCACGTGTACGTTTGGCAGGTAAGCATACTTGGGACGATATTAATGTTAATCTACGAGATGATGCTAGTGGCATGGTTTCTAAGTTAGCAGGTGAGCAATTACAGAAGCAATTAGATTTCATGGAACAAGCAAGTGCCGCTTCGGGTGCTGATTACAAATTTACTACACGTGTGGAGATTTTAGACGGTGGTAATGGTGCACACGAGCCAAATGTATTAGAGACTTGGGAAGTATATGGTTGTTACCTTGCTAACGTAAACTACGGAGATTTGAACTACGGTAGTTCAGAGCCAGTTACAGTTGCAATGACATTACGTTTCGATAACGCAGTGCAAACTCCAATCGGTAGTGGCATTGGCGCAGATGTTGGTAGAAGCATTGGCGACAGCGTTTCGTAACTAATCCATTATGGGATTTGGTAGTTTTCTAAAATCTTCACTAAAGGAACAACTAGGTAGTTGGGATGATTTTAGTGGTGGATTTAAAGAAGGGTTTTTCGGGGATGATTACTTCCGTGACTATAAGCACGGAAGTAAGATATTCGTTGCCGATGGGCATGCCCTCGCCCCCACTAATAAATTCCTATTCCATGTTTACTTCACGTTAAACACTGCGGAAATACCACAATTAAAAAAATCACTTGGTCCCAATGGGTCTAATCGTATAGGTATGCTTGTTAAAACTGTAAAACTCCCTACATTCAATTTTGAAGTAGAGGAAATGAATCAGTACAATCGCAAGCGATATATTCAGAAGAAGATTAATTACAGACCATTGAATATCACCTTCCATGATGATGGAAGTGATACTGTTAGGTCTATGTGGTACAATTATTATAATTATTATTATAGTGACCCTAGTCATGGATATGATGGGAAAGGTTCAAATAACCCAAGTTATAATGCACGTGATATATACGATAACGGTCGTGTAATTAACGATTGGGGTTTCAATGGTTCAGGACCAAACGGATATGAAAAACCAGCATTCTTTACTGATATAAAGGTATATGGCATGAACCGAGGAAACTTTACCTCGTACACATTGATTAATCCAATTATTACTGATTGGGACCACGATACGTTCGATTACAGTGCTGGTAGCGAGGTGATGCAACATACCATGACTATCAATTGCGAAACTGTTAAATACGGTCGTGGTAAGGTCGGAGAAGAGGTTAAAGGATTTGGTGAATCATCAATGTATGATACTAGTCCTAGCCCACTGCGACCAGGTACGACTGCTAGTTTATTTGGTCGTGGGGGGATGATAGAATCGGGAAGTAGCATCATTGATGATTTGGCATCAGGTAATATATTGGGTGCCATTAGAACTGGTGGTTCTTTGCGGAATACACTTAAAGGAGCAAATGTGGGGTCACTTGTTGCATCGGAATTAGTATCAGGTGCAATATCAATGGGTACCAATTATATTTCAAATAATGGAAGTAGTCTTAGTAGTACATTTTCAATTCCATCGATTGGAACAGGAATAAGCGCAATAACTAGTGGGATTGGAGGTGCAGTGTCTGGATTATTTTCAGGAAGTAACTTTGGTTCAGTAACCGATAGTATTAGTAGTGCGTTACCTAACATGGGAGGAATAACGAATATGTTCGGCGGAGTATCTCCAAGTGCAAATCAGTTAGCAGCAAAGTTAGCGCCAGGTGTATCATTAAACACTAGTGATTTTGAACATATGTTTGCTACTATGCAATCATCAATGCCACAGGGCATGGCAGTATTAGAAGGTAGTACAGGTAGTATTTCCAATGCACTATCTGGAGTAACATTACCGAGCGTAGCAAATCTACAAGATGGGATTCCGAGCATGGATAGTTTGAAAAATATGGCAAACGATTTAACCCCTTCATTGAACAGTGTTGCTAAATCGTTTGCTCCTGTATCGCAGAGTATATCACAGCAAATGAATACGTTGGTTAAGTCAGGTGAGGTAAAAAAACTTACCAACAGTATGCAATCGGCGGGTGATGTATTTAGTAATGGGATTAAAATAGGTTAGTAATGACAAGAAAGTTAAATGTAGATACGTTTTATTCGGATAGGGATATTGGAATAAGTTCCGAACACTATAGTATTGTATTTGGCTTTTTTAAGAAAGTATTCGATACACCAAACACAGCAGATGCCTTCTCTGTTGATTTATTCAGGGTGTCTAAAGCAATTGATGTATCTGTATTAACCCTCTTGGATTCAATGAAAGACAAAGATAAAATCGGAATATCTGAAATAATGGCATATTATCTTAATCAAATACGCTCACAAAGCGCACTGCTTGGGGTTAGTAATGTCATCACCCCGAATCAACAGGTTGCTAGAAATATATTGGATTAATATATGCCTCGATATTCACAAGGTCATTATAAACCTCGTAATCCAAACAAGTACGTAGGGAAAGGTTCCATTATATATAGAAGTTCATGGGAGTTAGCGTTTATGAATTTCTGTGATAATAACGAACATGTTATGGAATGGGCAAGTGAATCTATACGTATCCCGTATCGTAACCCCTTGACGGGAAAGCACTCCACCTACGTTCCTGACTTTTTGGTTGTATACCAAAACAAACATGGCAAACGTGTTGCTGAATTAATTGAAATTAAACCAAAAAAGCAGAGCATGCTTACGGAGAAGTTAAATAGCAAGGAACGTGCTACGGTTGCTATTAATTACGCTAAATGGGAAGCGGCAATTGCTTGGGCAAAACGTAATCACATTGTTTTTAGAGTAATAACGGAAGACCAAATCTTTCGAAAATAATATGACAAAAAAATTAGAAAGTTTGTTTGAGTTACCCGAATCATCGAGTAGACCAAATGAAGAAGATATTAATACGACACCAGAAGAAATAACAGCAATAGTTGAAATGAGCAATCTTGAGAAGATTGAGAATGCATTAACTGCGGTTCGTGGATTAGAAGCAAGTGATGAAGAAATGGATACACTTGCTAGACAAGCAGTTGAAAGTTATAAAGACTTGATGGACTTAGGAATGAATGTTGAACCACGCCATGCTAGTGAGATATTTGGTGTTGCTGAGCGTATGCTTAACAGTGCAATCACAGCAAAGAACGCTAAGGTTAATAAGAAACTCAAAATGATTGATTTACAACTCAAGAAAGCAAAGTTGGATTTGGATAATCCAGAAGGCGGACTAAGTACGTTATCCAACGGTTCATTATTGGACAGAAACGAATTATTGGACAGACTTATTAAAGGAACAGATGCGTCTATCACAGACGCAGAAGAAACTGACAAATAGTATAAATACAGATAACATTTAATTACATACGGTAGGAAATTAGTATGAGAACATTACGAGATTATTTAATAGAGTCATCAAGACAATACGAATACCGTATTAAGATTGCTGGTGAATTATCACAAGAACAAATTGAAAAGATGGAGCAAGGATTTGCGGCATTCGATATGGTTAGTTTATCTGAACCAAAAAGAACACCAATTGAACAGAATCCATTGGGATTTGAAGGTATTAAGAACAAAGAAGTTAACATTTTAGATGCTAAATTCAATTACCCTGCAAGTACAGAGCAATTTGTGCAAATTTGCAAAGATGCAGGTATTGCAGGCAATAGTATTATTGTTGTTAATAAAGCATTTGACGATAGCATGGCAGACGAAGAAGCAAATAAAGACAGAACACCAGAAGATGGGTCTTTGTTGGATAGTGACTTACCTGCTGATATACAAGCACAAGTAGATGCTAATAAAGACTACACTACACCGGGTAGCGAAAAGGATGTTATTAAGAACAGAGCAAAGACAGAATTTGAAGTGGCGGGTGGAAAAACTGCAAAAGCAGTAACGACTAATGATTTGCCACAGAATAATACAAGTCCATTTAGTGGTATTAAGTTACCTGAGCGTCCTGAGACAGGAGCAAAGTAATGAACCTGCAGGAAAGTATTAGAAATGACTTAAAATTATTCGAAGAGCAAGTATTTGCTGGTTATATAGCAATGTACAATGGGCAGAAACTTGAAATTGACAAAGAAGATGCGGATGGAATATATGACGCAAAGCAATTAGCAATTGCGCATTTTAAAATACCTAAGTCAAAGCAAGGGTTACTAGCGATTGAACCTGCGTACAACGAGGAAGTCAACGAAGATGAAAATCAAGACTATAAAGTATTAGAAACACTTGCTACTTTTAGAGACCTGTATCAACAAATTAAAGTGGTAGATACGTCCGGATATGTACTTGACCAATATAAAGAATCACAGTTGCGTAACATTTATCATGCAATTATTGAGAATTCGTTTACTATTAGAAGTGGAAAACGACAAGACATTCCTGATTTAGACGGTAGCTATTACAACCACCCAATTGATTAATATTATGAACTTACAAGAAAGCATTAGAAGCGATTTAAACAAATTAGACGAAGGTCAACAATCAACAGTAGACTCAGTA